CAGTGAGAAAGGCAAGGTTATCCAGAATAGAAATCATATAACCACCAAACATAAAAACTATGCCTGCGGTTAAAGAAGAAGAAGTCCCATACTTCCAGTGCTTCATGAGAAGATACATGAATAAACCTGCAAGGTAGTAGTGGAGAATAATAAAGCATTTAAATCCTAGGTGAAAAGGCAGGACATAGTAGATACTACTCAGTGGATAAAATAGTGAGCTCTGCAGATTAGCTAAAAAGGGAACACCTGAAGCAAGATGAGGGTTCCACAAGGGGAGGATACCACTTCGTATGGCCTCTGCAGCAAACAGGCGTCTTGGATAAAAAAAGGCATACAAATCCCGTGATGCAAAGGTCTGGGTGGAAAAAACAACGGGGGCAAAATAAATGACCGTAATACAAAAAAAGAGTACAGCAATGAGAATATTTTCTCTTTTATTATCTATCTCACTCCACATTTTCCCTCAATTGCTATGGGATACGATTATTAGCTTTTATAAAGAGATATTTGCTATTATTTTTATATTTTAGCAAATATTATACTTCAAAGATAGTTAAAAGCTGGAAAAGGATAAGGAAGATCTTCAGCATCGCCTCAAGAGTGATGCAGGCCGCGTCAGTGCATTCCAGCGTCAAATCAATGATCTGACCGCCACGGTCGATAATCTAAGGGCTGACTCAAAGCCCGAGGACCGACCCAGCGACAAGCAGATTGCCGATGCGATGAAGGGCACCGATGATGACTGGGACGAGTTCAAACAGGACTATCCCACAGTGGCAGAGGCTATTGATCGCCGATTCGAGAAGTTCGGTGAGTCTGCCCAGGAAGCCATTGATAACACCCTGAAGCCAGTGACGAGCAAACTGGATGAGGTTGTTGAAAGCAACCAAGCAGAGGCCGCCGACCACAAGGCCGCCGAAGTAGCCGAGGTTTACCCAACCTGGCAAGAAGCAGTAGCAAAACCCGAATTTACAGAGTGGCTTAACGATCAGTCACCAGGTGTAACAGCGTTAGCCGGAAGCGATGACACAAAAGATGCCACTACGCTACTCCGCCTGTACGATGAACACCTTGTTTCTGGAGGTAAAGACTCTCTGAAAGCACCCGACCCCACTGAACCTGGCGTCAAAGATAAGGAAGAAGAAGCACAAGGAGGCGCAGAGCCAACCGAGTTACAAAAGCGACGAGCGCAGCAGCTTGAAGACGGCACCGCGATCCCCAGCAAAGGCGCTGGGATTGATCCCGATGGCGGACAATCAGGATCTGAGTTCGAGCAGGCATTCGAGTTCTTCGCCAAGAAGAAGATGGCTCAACGAACGGCATAGCCGAATATTAATCATTTCATCGTCGGGAGACGAAGGAGCAACTAGAGATGGCAGGTTCAACATACGGTGATATTAATCAGCGAACCGCCGCGTGGGCCGCAACAGAAATGCTGGAGCACGCACGTCCCATAATCGTACTGTCTGATTATGGTCAATCCAAACCGATGCCTCGCAACAAAGCAGAGCAGGTGAAGTTCCGCCGCCCTGTTCCTTACGTGGTATCCACAACCCAACTGACTGAAGGCGTTACGCCGACCAGTCACAAAACAAGCTACGTCGATGTACCGGCCACCATGGGCCAGTACGGTGACCTGGCTGAAATTACCGATCGAGTCCATGACCTGGCGGAAGATCCGGTACTGCGCGATATGTCGGTCCTTTCCGGCGAGCAGGCGGCTGAAACAATCGAGATGGTCACCTGGGGCGTTATCAAAGGCGGCACCAATGTTGTTTACGGCGCCTCTGCTGATGCAGCGCGCAGTGATGTCAACGATCCCGTTAGCATAGAGGCACAGCGTACCTGTACTCGTTTCCTGAATGCCCAGCGCGGCCGCAAGATCACCAGCAAAATGTCTTCATCCGTCCAGTACGGCACTGAAGCTGTTGACGCTGCGTATCTGGCTTTTGGCCACACTGACCTGGAAAGCGATGTGCGTGATATGCCTGGTTTTACCCCGTGCGAGAAGTACGGTTCGATGAAGGCATTGCCATACGAGTGCGGCAAGGTCGAGGATGTGCGCTACATCCTGACGCCTCTGCTGGAGTCTTTTAAGGATGCTGGTAACGGCACCCTGAACGGCATGGTATCGACTGGCGGTTCCAACGCCGATGTATACCCGATCGTCATGATCGCCAAGGAAAGCTACGGTCTCGTACCGTTACGCGGTGCTGGCGCAATCCAGCCGACCGTGCTTAACCCTGGCACCCCGAGCAAGTCCGATCCACTGGGCCAGCGCGGGTATGTGGGCTGGAAGACCTGGTTTGTTTGTGTAGTTCTGAACCAGGCGTGGATGGTCCGCATGGAAGTTGGCGCAACTGATCTCAACGGCGTATCATAATCGTTGAGTAAAACCTGAGTGCTGCTGGCTCCGGCCAGCGGCTCTTTAACCTAACAGAGTAACGGTCAGGCCGACTCCGAGGAAATGTAAAAATGAGTTTATCCAATATCACAAGCCAGCCAGTTCGTAACGCTCTGGCCGATCGTTGTTTCACTGCCGGTGGCCTTGCTATCGACGGCACGAACGCGCAAAACGTCGAGACCACGGCTGCAGTTGTTCACTGCGCCAATGGTGTATTCCAGACTGATTTCGCGATTGCTGCCGAGATCGACCTGAGTGGGTTGACAGTTCTGAGCGCAAAAGATGGGACTACCATCTCAAGCGGTCTGAAGACCTGGCCCGCACGCGCCTCTGGCGATGCCAGTCAAACCCTGGTCTATCTCCTGGCCTGCCTGGGCGATACTGCCTATGTCATTGAGCAATCGCTCGATGTTGCGGCCGCACAGGACGATGCCGACTACGAGTTGATGAGTCCGCCTGGATATGCGGTGTTCGGTGCGATCAAGATCGTTCGCGCTGATACCGATACAGCGGCCTTCCAACTGGGAAGCGATACGGCAGCCAACGGCGACCTGGATGCAACCGGACGGACTACCACGTTCTTTGATCTGTCTGTTTGCCCGCCAACTTTAGCAACGCTGGCAACTGTGTAAGTAAGTAGCGGGCCTGACCAACAGACGCGGTAACTCAAGTCTCAGAAATCAGGTCCGCTTTTCCCCGCCGTGAGGCGGCATGATCCCATAGCTGGAGTTTTTTATGTCTGACTTCAACCTGGCCACGGCCAGCAAACCCGAAATGAAGTATTACGCTGGCACCATCGGCCTGAAGTTGTCGAACGCCATGAGCGAGCAAACCATGCGCGAACGGATCCAGGCGCACTGTATTGAGAATGACCTGGACGCACCCAAGGCTGTTGTCGCGGATAACGCCAAGCACAGCAAGCACAAGAAGATCACGATCAATATCGCCAAGCAGGATAAAGTTGGCGGCGGTGATCCTGTCTTTGTCGGTGTTCAGGGTGTCGGTTACACGATTCCTCGCGGCATCAATATCAGCGTGCCCGCGCCAGTGGTCGAAGTGCTGAACAATGCGATTCAGGAGCGGATTTACCAGGACCAAGATGGTGAGCTGCATTCCGAGTCCGTGATGACCTACCCGTTTCAAACCGTGGCGTAAATGAACTACCTGGAGCTTTGTCAACGCGCCAGGCAGGAGGCCGGTATATCCGGCTCTGGACCCACCACGGTCAGTGGTCAGATCGGGCAGCTTGCAAAGATAGTCGATTGGGTGGCAACCGCCTGGACCGATGTCCAGCGTATGCGCCCGAACTGGCTATTTATGAACAGCGAGTTCACGTTCGATACAGCCGCCGCAACCCGCGACTATCTGGCATCAGACTACTCGATCACGGATCTACTGCTCTGGGACTATGATTCGTTCCTGATCTACGAGACCGCGACCGGAGAATCCGACGAGAACGAACTCAAGTATTACACCTACGCTAACTGGCGATCTGCCTTCCGTGTCAGGATGAACGATCGCGCCGACGAGCGCCCACAGCTTATCACTATCTTGCCGAGCAACCAGGTTCGCTTCGAGCCACGGCCGGATGACATTTACACCATCACCGGAGAGTACAAGCGCACAGCGCAAACACTCACGGATGACGCAGATACCCCAACCGGATTACCAGAGGATTTTCACATGGTAATTGTGTGGGCTGCCTTAAAATATTACGGCTTTCACGAAAATGCTCCAGAAGTCCTGGACCAGGCCGAAACTAATTTTGATGCCCTGCTGCTCCGGTTAGAGAACGAACAACTACCTGAGATGAGCGAGGACTACCAGGCGCTCGCCTGATGCGCCACTCAAGACTTGCACGTAAACCTCGCGGCAATGTCGAGACCGAGGCTTTCACTCTAAAAGGCGGCCTTAACCTGGTCGATGCACCTTTGACCATTCCGCCAGGTATGTGCCTGGTCGCAATCAATTATGAACTACTCACCCGCGATGGCTACAAGCGAATCGATGGGTTTGAGCGC